ATGGCAAATTTTTTCATCGACCGCCCGATTTTTGCCTGGGTATTGGCGATAATTTTGTGTCTCACCGGCGCATTGGCAATCTCGACACTCCCTGTCGAACAATACCCGAATTTGGCCCCCCCGAATGTACGTATCAGCGCCAGCTACCCCGGAGCCTCTGCTCAAACACTGGAAAATACCGTTACCCAAGTGATTGAACAAAGCATGACCGGCCTGGATAACCTGTTGTATATGTCAGCACAAAGCAGCAATTCAGGTAGCGCCAGTGTCACGCTCACTTTTCAGGCGGGTACTAACCCTAACGAAGCGATGCAGCAGGTACAGAATCAACTGCAATCAGCCATCAAGAGACTGCCCCAAGACGTACAACAACAAGGGGTTTCCGTTTCAAAGTCGGGTGATAACACCTTGATGATGGTGGCGTTTGTCTCCACTGACGGCAGTATGGATAAACAAGATATCTCCGATTATGTCGCCAGTAATCTGCAAGACCCACTCAGCAGAATTGAAGGAGTCGGCAGCGTAGATGCCTTTGGTTCACAATATGCGATGCGTATTTGGCTCGATCCGAATAAGCTTACTAACTATCAGCTGACGACGAGTGATATTGTCAGTGCGATTCAATCCCAGAATACTCAGGTCGCCGTAGGTCAATTGGGCGGAACCCCCGCCGTTGATAATCAGGCATTAAACGCGACCATCAATGCCCAATCCCAGCTACAAACACCCGAAGAGTTTCGGGAAATTACGCTACGGGTCAATCAGGACGGTTCACTGGTCACCCTTGGCGATGTCGCAAAAATAGAGCTGGGTTCCGAGAAGTACGATTATCTCAGCCGCTTCAACGGCCAAGCCGCCTCAGGTATGGGGATTAAACTGGCTTCCGGAGCCAATGAATTACAAACCGATAAACGGGTCAAAGCCCGGCTTGCCGAATTGGCACCGTTCTTCCCTCACGGTTTAGAAGCCAAAATCGCCTACGAAACCACACCGTTTGTACAAGCGTCCATTAAGGACGTGGTGAAAACGCTGCTGGAAGCCATTCTGTTAGTTTTCTTGGTCATGTATCTCTTTTTACAGAACTTCCGCGCAACTTTGATCCCAACGGTTGCCGTACCGGTGGTGCTATTGGGCACCTTTGCCGTGCTATCGGCATTTGGCTTTAGTATTAATACGTTAACCATGTTTGCCATCGTTCTGGCTATCGGGCTGTTGGTGGATGACGCCATTGTGGTGGTGGAAAACGTCGAACGGGTGATGAGCGAAGAAGGGCTGGATCCACGCGAGGCCACACGAAAATCGATGGGGCAAATTCAGGGAGCTCTGATCGGGATAGCGCTAGTACTGTCTGCCGTATTTATCCCAATGGCCTTCTTTGGCGGCACCACCGGGGCTATCTATCGTCAGTTTTCCATTACTATCGTTTCGGCCATGGTGCTATCGGTATTGGTCGCGTTGATCCTGACACCGGCCATGTGTGCCACCCTGCTTAAACCCATTGCACCGGGGCATCATCACGCTAAACGGGGGTTTTTCGGTTGGTTTAACCGCATGTTTGACCGTAATTCTCACCGTTACGAAAGAGGTGTCGCGCGCGTATTGCATCACAGCTTGCGCTACATGCTGCTGTATTTACTGTTGCTCGGCGGGCTGGCCTTGCTATTCCTTAAATTACCCACCTCTTTCCTGCCATTGGAAGACCGTGGTGTCTTTATGGCTCAGGTGCAGCTTCCGGTTGGATCAACTCAGCAACAGACACTGAAAGTGGTTGAGAAAGTTGAGAATTACTTCCTGACAGAAGAGAAAAACAACGTATTATCCGTATTCGCTACCGTCGGCTCTGGCCCTGGCGGAAATGGGCAAAACGTAGCACGCCTGTTTATTCGCCTTGCCGACTGGGATCAACGCACCGCCAGCACCGATTCCTCATTCGCTATTATTGAACGAGCGACTAAAGAACTCAGTAAAATTGTTGAAGCGAAGGTGTCGGTCAGTAGCCCGCCAGCAATTTCAGGTTTAGGTGGGTCGTCAGGTTTCGATATGGAATTACAGGACCATGGCGGCCATGGCCATGATAAATTGATGGCCGCCCGCGACCAATTGTTGCAGATGGCGTCGCAGGAATCCCTTCTGACCCGAGTACGGCATAACGGGCTGGATGATAGCCCACAGTTGCAGATTGATATTGATCAACGCAAAGCGCAAGCACTGGGCGTCTCTCTGGATGACATTAACAGCACGCTGAAAACCGCCTGGGGCTCAACCTATATCAATGATTTTGTTGACCGTGGACGGGTGAAGAAGGTGTATGTTCAATCAGAAGCCATGGCCCGTATGCTGCCGGAAGACGTCAACAAATGGTATGTGCGCAATAAAAATGGCGGCATGGTGCCTTTCTCCGCCTTCTCTACTACCCGATGGGAATATGGCTCTCCCCGCCTGGAGCGCTACAACGGCTATTCAGCACTGGAAATTGTCGGTGAAGCGGCTTCTGGAGTCAGTACCGGTACCGCGATGGATGTGATGGAAAAACTGGTCAGCCAATTGCCCAATGGCTTTGGTTTAGAGTGGACTGGCATGTCTTATCAAGAGCGATTGTCCGGCTCTCAGGCACCCGCCCTCTATGCTATCTCGCTACTGGTGGTCTTCCTCTGTCTGGCTGCATTGTATGAGAGCTGGTCAATCCCATTCTCCGTGATGCTGGTGGTCCCGTTAGGGGTGATAGGTGCCGTTGTAGCCACTTGGATGCGTGGGCTGGAAAATGATGTTTACTTCCAAGTCGGTCTATTAACCATCATTGGGCTATCGGCCAAGAATGCCATTTTGATTGTTGAGTTTGCCAATGAACTGAATAACCGAGGTAAGGATCTGGTCGAGGCAACACTGGAGGCCTCTCGCCAGCGATTACGGCCTATTTTGATGACCTCGCTGGCCTTTATTTTTGGTGTATTGCCGATGGCAATCAGCCAGGGCGCGGGTTCCGGTAGCCAACATGCAGTGGGCACCGGCGTAATGGGCGGGATGATTTCAGCCACTGTACTGGCTATTTTCTTTGTGCCTCTATTCTTTGTCTTGGTTCGTCGCCGTTTCCCCGGCAGAATAATACCGAGCAAAGCTATAAACCCTACATAGTTCAAGTTATCGGAATGTAGCGCGTCGCGTTAAATGGAAAAAAAATTCACTTTAAATGAGAAAACAAAAAGCCACAGCACTTTTATCAAACTACGTGGCTTTTAAATTTAAATCAGCCCTAAATTTAAATCGGCTTCAGAGGCCAGTTGATATTGGGTGCGTGTGATAAGTTTATAGCTTGAACCTTTTGAGCGTAAAGCATCCATTCCGTGAGACTTTTCTTATCATCATCAGTGATGATGCCGAGCATTAATTGTGTCTGCCAGAGTTGGTTTTTTTGGTTGACTTCAACAATAAGCGCTTGCTTTTTCGCCTCTGCTTCAGCTATCAATTGCTCCTTTGTCACTGGCGGATTGATATGTGCATCAATCTCTTTTGCCGTCATTTTGTACATCCCTTTGATTTTTTCGTTAATATCAAAGAAAATTGCGGGAATATACTCTTTTTCACTGTCGAAACTAGGGGTGTTTATTCTGCTGATAACCGTCATTTGTTCGTCAGTATATGCGTAAACATCACCTGTATTTTTATCTTTATAATGCGCAATCATTGCAATACCACCCATGACCTGATTGTCGTGTTTGTGTTGACTCTGTACCATGATCCCGGCGGCACAATAAATGTCACTCCGCCAGGCTGGTCGCTGCTTGTTGTTGGTGTGATCAATATGACTGTGACCCCATCGACTTCAATACTCCGTTCCTGGTTATTTTCGTTGTTAAAAACAATGCTGACAAAAATAGGTCTACTACCGGTGTGTGTGTGAACTGCATTAAGATTCATACCGCTGAGTATGCGGTATGTTTGTCCGATACCAAACAGCGGCGCTGATGCAATTGCCGAACTTACATCAGGCAGGGTAGACAGTGAGATCCATCCCGACCACACACCATTGTGTAATGTGTTTGTGGCTACTTTGTTGTTTGATATGTAACACATCAGACGGCCATATTTATCCCCGTGTTTTAGCCAAAAATAATCGCACCAGGCTGTGGGGTCTGGTGAGTTAATCACATTTCCCCCAGCCCCATAAATCCCGGAGTCTCTTCCAATAAAATAAGTCTGAATATCAGTTCCTCCCGGAATTGTAATCAGTGCGCTGCTTACTTTTCCATTTGCCAAATCCGTAACTGATTTCTGACTCATTACATTCGTTTCGGATGTACCAGTCACCTGAGCCACGCCGCTTTTCGCCGCTTCCCCCAAACCAAGATTTTCGATAAACCTATCCTTGTCCGGAATGTCTGCACCGTTCTCTTCTTTTGACATCTTTTTTGACAGAAAATCCGTTACCGCCTTCTGACTCATCGCGCTTGTCAGTGACTGGCCGGTAGAGTTAACAATTGAAATAGCATATGCACTGGCAAGCACAGAAATAGCGGATGCCAGTTGATTTACTTTTCCTTTTTCAGGGGTAAGATCTGCCGCTTTCAGTATATTTAGCAATTCAGCCTGAACCTGATTAAACCAGTCCTGCCCAGGGTAACTCGGTGACTGTCCTGCTCCGCCCTCTGTAAACCACAGTGGCGTCGGGCTGACGGCAGGCGCGACTGGAGGCATGACACTGATACCGCTGGTGTTATCTAGTCCATACATGATTAATCCTCGTATATAAAGATGAATTCGGTTTCAGCCGGGGCATAACGCTCAAGCAAACACTCAAGGTCTGCCGCATCAGCCACACGTAAACGCTGTCTGCAATTATCCAGTACAGTTGAGTAGTGAGTGACCGTAGAGGCCACATAAACAAAGACACGAAACCAGTTTTTTTCGGGGTAAATAGGGTAATTGCAACCCCGCAGGCAATGGTGCGGATAGCGCTCAACCAGCGTAATGCTGTAACCGCGCGACGCAGCCAGTTGCTCATAAAATGGAAGACATAAACTACCTGCCATCGTTAACTTGGTCTTGAGAGCACGACGACGGCTTTCAATTGTCGCATCACGGTCAATGCTGCAATCAGGTAGACCAGCAAAGTCCTCCCAACCGTTCAGCAACATAAATGCCCGGTCAGGATGCATTTCATTCAGTAGTGCATCATTGACGCTATCAATTCGGGCAAACTCGTCGCCTGTAGCCAGCATCAGTTGTGCCAGTGAACTGCCCGGCACTTTTGGCCAGGCTTTACCGTTCGGCAGCAGATGCAGACCGGATTGTTGATAGTCTTGCGCAGTCATCGCCATACGATATCCCCCAAGACAAACAGCTCATTTTCTGCTGCATACAGGTCAGTTGTAGGGAAAATCAAGAGGTTATCAGCTTCACCTTGTGAGTTCGATATGGTGGCTCGCACATGAGACAACAGTGCCGTGCCACCACGCGGGAGGGTAGCAAGATAGGTTTTCAGACTGTCACTGACTGCCGTTCTGACCTCGTCAGTATTGGGGGAGACCCGAATAATTGGATTCAGTGGCAGTGGTTCCGGGCTTTCAACAATCAACTCGGCCCCCACGGTTTTGCCTTCAACCTGATTGGTCACGGGATTGATGTGTGCGGTCAGGTAATCTTTGACGCGGGCAATATCCTGCGGCGTTGGGAAGATATTCACCTCTTCATCTAGTACAAACATCACACCCACAGTGCCATAACCGCGATAACGAGGAATGCACCATGCGCGAGTGACACCGGGACATTCTAACGCCCAGCGGACATAGTCAAACTGGTTCCCCCCGGACGGGGGATATTGCACACGAAACAACAGGCGCACGCCCAACGAGTCAATACTCTCCAGCTCTGCGCCCCCGCTGATTGTTGTCTGACTGACCAGCGCCTTGCTCTGAACAAATGCCACAGCGGAAACCAGTTCCAGTGCCACGTTAGCGGCAGTATTGCTGTTCTTCCCGGTGTCAATGGCCGTGACAGCCACCGCCACGGTTCCGGCACTGGCTCTGACTTCAGATACGGATTCAAACAGTACGCCGTCTGGCCGCTGCCAGCGGGTGCCTTGTGGAATAACGCTATCACCAACCAGCATCACGGCTAGAGAACCTGCCGCCGTCGCGGCGGGTTTGCGCCACACGCCCCAAAACTCGCAATGTTCCAGCAACTTATCGTCATCGGCCAGGTGCGGAATGATTTGTCGCGATGTCCAGGCTAAATGGTCATGCAGACCCGCGGTGTTACCCGCATTGGCAAAGGCAATGGCTCCGGCTGTACTGACGCCGCGCCGGGCAAAGGTGCCGGGTAAGCGGCTTTCAATATCGGCCTGGCCACGGGCCAGCAATGTTGATAATGCGGGTACTTTATAAGCCATTTAAATACCGTTTAAAGTGGTGTTAAACGTCAGCGGGACAGCGCTACCGTTCGGGAGTGTCAACTGTATTGCCAGTCGCAATGTACCTTTTTGTTGCACCGTGGCCGTGACCTGAACTTGCCTGACTAGCCGGTCTTCAACCAGCCAGGCTAGTGCTTCGTCGGCGTAGGCTTTGGCCCGTGATAATACTGAGGCCATTTGTTTCTCGCGGGAAAGCAGCCACAGACGACTGCCCATAGGCCTACGCTGAAAAACATCTCCCCACCACCCGCGCGGATCGGTGTTTGGCCCGGAAGGCAATTCATCGGCATACAGTGCGCGGCGGTCAGTAAACAGGGAAATAATCACGGCAGTGCTCAGTGAATCATCGAGCAGAATATCTGCATGACCTACAGCAATATCAGCGCCATCGGTTTGCCAAATCAACGCGATATCGGTCATGTGTTTGGCCCTCCGGTGGTGTAGCCATCATGTTCTGGGTGGGTGTGGCCAGCGCCACTAATCCCGTTGGATTTGTGGTCATTGGCTTTACTGACACCCACAATATCAACATCACCGCTAAAGCGGGTTTGGGGTGAGTCAAACAGGATTTCGTCTTCGGCAACCACCTCAAGACGCTTACACACAATCTTGATAACCCCGTTTTTGGACAGCACAATCTTGTGCCCCTCAAGGTGGTAGACGGCACTGTCTCCGGGTTCGAGATTGCCCAGGCGTGAGTTTTTATCATCAACTGCGATGGCAACCAGATGCTGGCGAATACCGCCCACCGATAAAATGATAGCTTCACTGCCTGCGGGCGGCACACTGCTGTGACCGTAGTTCTGGAAGCGTTCAACATCATCCGCGGTCTCATCTGCCAGCATCGACACCTGAAGGTTTTGGGTCTTCAGGCCATCATTAATGATGTTGACAACCCCGCGCGAAATCATCAGACGTAACCGGCGCTGAAACCCGGCTGTCACTTTATTTATCTGTCTTATCATCGCCATATTCCATCGCTCACACTGCCCGTTTTAGCGTCAGGCTCGGCGGGTTCTTCAAACCCTTCCCGCGGCATCAGCTCCAGTTCGGTGACTGTGCCACCGTCTTGCGTCAAATCAAATGTGACGGTAGTGATTAACAAATCACGGTCTGACAATCCCGCCGCCGTGGCCTTCACAGTCACTAGCTGGTTACCGCCCTCAGTGTCGACGGTCAGTTCGCGCTCAAGGAGCTGCGTGGCCTGTTTTTCCATGGACGGTGGAACCACCAGATGAGTGGGACGAATGGCCAGCGGACGGCCCCCATCAGCACGCCCCGAACGCATGGACTGAATGACCTGCCACACGTTGTCGGCATTGAGCGGTGCTTTCGCGGCATAGGCCAACTGCCAGAAGGAATAACCGGCTTCGCAACGGGTATCGACCCCATAACGAATGAGCTTGCGCATGAAATTATCTTCATCATCGACCTTATCCATCGCCACCAGTTCGGGCGATTTGCGGTTCTGGAAGATGACCGGCTTGATGGCGCGGGAGCAGTCCAGCACAAACCACGGCTGACCGGTGTAACCCTCGACTGACAGGATATTGCTGACGCTGGCTGCTGTGCCGGTGCCGTCAACGGCGGGATAGACCGGATGGTCAGTATCAAAGAAGTTCTGGCGGTCATAACACAGGGTGTCAAAGCCCTGCGACAGCGCGCCGAATGTCAGCTCGTCAGGCTGGACACCGGCTGCGCGACCCATTTCGGTGAACAATGGGGAGTAAATCCCCACGTTGTCATCGTCGATATCATCGCGATTCACGCCAACTGTGCTTTCGAACGGACGGTTAACAAGTTGATAGCCGTGCGCCTGCATATCTTTAATGACACGGTCACCGATCCATTCACGCATACCGGGGAATTGCCCCAGCCAGCCATAGGTATTGGATTTCGTGGTACTCGGTACAATGGTGGCGATTTTTTCATACTGACTGGCTGCGCCATCTAAACCGTTCTGGAAATCACCATTCCAGCCGGTAAACAGCGCCTTGACGAGTGCGGGGGTTACGATAGCCATTATTTAGCGGCTCCTTTCTTGCGTTTCAGATATTCCGCTTCAGTTAGCCCCTGAAGGCGGGCGGCGTCTTTTTCAACAGCGGAGAGAACAGCAAGGCGTGTCGTCGGCTTACTGAGGCCTTTTGTCTGACGGGCTTTTAAGGCCACGACAGGTTTGCGGCCACTGATTGCAGCGTTTAACTCAGCCACACCGTGTTGCTTGCCCAGCGCACGCAGATAAGGCACTTCGGCGGCAGTCACACGCCCCGAACGGCGGGCATTCTGGATAACCGATTCCACGTTGGTGCCCTGGCTACGTGCCGACAGCACGGCGGCACGTCGCGCCAGCAATTGATAGGCTTTTGCCGGGACAAATTTGGTCAAGTCCACGCCATTCAGCGCGGCTTCTTCCAAAATTTGTTCGGCCTCGACGATATCTGTCGCCGCACCATCTACAACGTCCAACACATCACTGAGCGCATCTTCAGGATTGGCCGCGGCTTCAATGGCCGACGATGCATCAACAGCCACTTCAGCCGCCGTCAGAATGATATCCAGCGCACTGAGTGCTTGTTGCAACAGCGCACCTAAGCCATCTTCATCGAGTGAGTCCAAATCGTCGGGAAGTTCAATGCCAAGCCGCTCGAGCAGTTGGCGAATGTAGTCATTCATTTCAGTTACCTTTTCGGGGGAGATATCTATCAGAGATTGCGCCGCGAGGGCGGCGAGTGAGGCCATGCCGGTCAGACCGGGGTCGTTGGTTAATGCACCCATCCGCAGGAACAGCGGATAGCCATTGTCGTCATAGGGGAAAACAGCAGACAGGTAGGCCCATTCGCTCGCATCAATGGCGGCCTGTGCGGCCGGAGTAAATGCCAGGCGCACATACAAACCCTGACCTTCACGCCATTGCATATTTTCACGCGGATTTGTCAGCCAGGCGGCGGCAATCGCTTCGCGGGCCGCGGTGGCGTCTTCGTCTTGTTTGAGGGTGACGTGGTTGTAGTCGAACAGAACCGGCTGATTCACGGCTACCGTGGCCTGGATAAAAGCGTCGGCAATCGTTGCGTCAATAAACCAGGTGCCACTCGCAATATCATCAGGGCGACCATCACGGGCGCTGAAATGACCGGCGGGCAGCAATTGATACCAGCCGTCACTCGAACCGGATAAGGTCGAATTGAGGATGGCTAAACGTGAGTGGATTGGTTTTTTTGTTTTCATGCCGCCATTGTCGGCGGGTCTGATAATCAGGTGGGTTCGTGGTAGATCACACCATCGGCGAGAAGCCCATGAGGATAAAACAGGGGAACAGCGGATGAGGTGGCACTATACCCCCTTTAAACCCCGTTTAAAAATGCCGTGGCACGTTTAACACTTTTTAAAGGTAAAACCGTATCAGTTATGTTCGTAACGCTCTGGCGTGCTGCTCATTGATAATAGTGAGGATATCCGCAACACCATCTTGCGACAGCCCCATGTACTCACGTGCCGGGACTGCCGCAGGGCCGGGAGCCATATGCGACAAGCCGCCCCATTGATGGAGTGGGCCATAGATTTTGTTGGTACCGATAGCGGCACTGACGGCGTCATACTCGGTAGACAGTGACATCGCCAGTCCGCCCTGGCTGCGCTGGAGCATATTACCGGTCTTGCCTTTCTTTGCCAGCCGGGCTTTATAGTTATCCGTTAGCGGTGCCCATTTTTTACCGGTAGTCGGGTCACTCTCATTGGCAAAGGCGTCTTCGCTTTCGCTGGCCAGCACGGCCGCAATGGCGCGAGTGATGGGCGTCGTGTCTTGTCCCAACGCCTGCAACCGTTTAAACGCGTTGACAATACTGCTGTCATCAAATCGAGAGTCAATTCGCATTTAGAGTGTTCCCTGTAACAGTTCGTATTGGCCGCTGTCCATGCCTTTCTTCAAGGCAGATAATGGGACGCGCTGTGGTGTGACCACCACATCCAGCATATCGATGCGGTCCGTTTGCCACGGCGCATTGACCACAGTTTTCAGTGTGCTGTCTGCATCACCGCTGATGTACATCAGGCGCTGGGTCTGCGTATCCCACAACACTGCTGACGGATTGGCCACCACGCGGGGCAGTGTCTGGTACTCAGCCAGCGTCAGAGACAGCCCTTTCTCTTTGTGTTGCACGCTGTCGGCCTGCACCAACTCTTTTTCACTGATGGCCAGCAGCCGTGCCGCCGGTTTGCCGGTACGGGCTTCCACTGCCGTGGCAATATCCTCCGCCATAAAGCCCAGCGGTTGCACGTTGTTGCCGGTACTGCGGATGGTCAGCGCATTACCGACCCACTGCGAAAAGGCGGCTTGTCGGGCCGGGGCGTTGTTCAGCGACTGAATAACCTGCTGGCGCAGTGCCCGGTTTTGCAGCTCAACCAGCTTACGCGCCATATTAACGTCAGCCCCCATGGCCAATTGCCCGGCGTTGTGCGCCCAACCCGCCCCGGTGGTCATGCGCTGCTTACCCCGAGTAAAGGTAGTGACGTCAGACTCATACACTTCACCGGTGCGCTTATCGACACCCGATTCTACTGTTTGGGTGGTAATGGCCCCGACACTGGACTCAACCGTGAGCCCCATCCGTTTGACCTGCGCGGCCGTCAGTGCCCGGACACGGCAACGACATCCCCAGTCATTCGGTGGATATAGCGTATTCCATATGGGATCATCGAAACGGAACACGCGACCATGCATGGCCGCATGACTTTTGCGGGTATTCCCATCCATGATGGCGATATATTGCCAGTAAGGGTGGGTCTCACTGCTGCCCAACTGCTGCTGATAACGACCCGCCTGATAGGACGTGGCCAGATTTGTTCGGTAGATGGTCGCCAGACGGGCTGGACTGCCCAGTTGAACCTCTTCAATACCTCCTGCGCTATCAACAATCATTTGTTTCCCCCACCATCCTTGCTCTTGCAAGCGCGGGGTGAGGGTTTTGATAAACTCGCGTTCGGTGGTGCCTTCGCTCAGTGCCCGGTCAACCTCACTGTTAATCGACGTCAGCACATCCATGCGCACCGCCTTGGCCACGGTAAACGCCCGCGCATGAGCAGCAGCATCCGCCTCCTGCCAGTTCCATGTAATGTTGTGGCCTTTCGAACGGAAATAATCGACGGCAAGTTTTGGCGCTAATGTCGCCGCATAACCCAAATCAACCGGCTGTGGCATTCAGTCGCCCCCAGGTCTCGGCAACAAACATGGCACGGTGCAGGATATCCGCGATTTGGGCGTCATCCATGCCCACATACAGCTCATCGGCTTTGGCCCTGGCCGCGGCATAACCACCGGTATTGAGCGCATCGATAATTGGCTTTAGCAGTGGGTCTACTGCAGCCTGCCACTGTTCGCCACTCACTGCATCCGGCATGACATCCGTCGGTTGAGGCGTTGCTGCCAGCGCCGCAACACCGGGGTGAACGTCGCGGGCACGGAGTAACGCCTGGGAGAAGTCAGGGGCCGGTGCCATGGCTTTGAGACAATCCTCATCTCTGGCAGCAATCGGTATTTGCAGTTTGTCGTGCGCCCACTGCAACGGGATCTTCATGCCCATGCCGACAAGACTCGGTAACGCCGTGGCATAGGTGCTAACGTCTTCTGGCTCTGAGAGATCAAACTCAAAGCGGGGATGGCGGCGCTGATTGTTATAGGACTGGCAATTAAACACATACAGTGGGAATAACAAATCACGGGTCAGCGTGGCCGCCAATTGGGTGGCATCGCTGGAACAGACCTCATAACGCACTTCATTATGGACATTACCCAAGGCATTTGTACTGCTCGCCCCGTCCGCCTGGCTGGTAAGTGTGCCCCCCAGAATGGCTTTAGACATGCTGAGTTCTGCCCAGGACATCATGGCAAGGAACGGATCAGCCGTACCATCGGCGGCGGCTTTAAAATCAATCAGCATTGAACGGGGAATAATGCCCCCGGCGTTATGGCCAATGGACATCACCGCTTGCAGCAGGGTCTGTTTCTCTTTATCGGTGGCCCCGGCAGGGTATTGGCCCACACGGATCGGCAAGCCGTAGATCTCCAGAAATTCGGCCAGATCACGGACAGAGTAGTTTTTAAAGATGAAGGGCCAAACCAGCGTGCGGATCAAACCGGTACGGGCCAAATAACCGGATTTCGATTTCGCATAATGCTGTATCCAGCCGAACGGCTTGAGTTCGGCACCGTGATAACTGCCATCGCGCAACCGCAAATTATTACGATCATCGGGGTGTGTCTGGAACCAGGCAGGGTCACGCCACTCAATCTCACGCGGGATCAGTAACCCTTCGACATTCTCCCACTCGATTTCCTGACACGAGAAACCTTTTAAAATGGCGTCAGTGGCATCAAAGATACAATCAGGCAAATATGATGCATCCAGCAGGATCTCGGTCAACAGTTCAGCGTCTCTGATTTCTTCACGGCTGGCGTTCGGCGGGGGCTTGATTGTCCACTTGAGTGACTGAATAGCCCGTCGGCGCTTACCCAACTCAGACTGAAGGTGAGAATCTTTCTCTTCCATATCCTCGGCCAGGTCACACTGGTCAAGCAACTGACCCCTTTCGGCGTCAACCAGAATTTCAGCCGCACGGGCAGGCGTCAGGCCACTGACAGGATGGTCACTGTAATGGCGGCGCAACTGGCCCAATCGTGAATCGTCAGACCCGGTTTGCGGCGCATTCTGGAACCAAAAACGACGCCCAAAGGCGTCAACCAATCGACTGAGCATTTTCACCAGCATCCCCTTTCTATATTGGGTGAATCATCATCTTCGCTGGCCACACTGTGCTTGCCTGGCAAAGGGGTGAATTCAATAATTTGACCGTCCATATAGCTGGCACGGACGGCCATCATGTAGGACACGCAACTGTCACCGTGTCGCTTGTTCCCATCCGTGCCGGTACTGCGATTCTTGTCAATTTTGGGAACACCCCGAATCACCTGAAGGTGGCGCTGGTCGGTGATGATGTCTTCATCTTTCGGTATTTCGATGTAACCGGACTCAAATAACGCCTTATACTTCGGTGCCCATTCTCGGTACCAGCTCTCACTCAACTGGATAGCGGCCACCATATCCTCACCCCAGTGCAGCAATACCGCTTCAGCCAGATAACCGCCATTGCCCCCGGCGTCCAGAGCCACCCCCACCAGGCGCGGTGTACCGTGCAGCATAAAGAAGATGATTTCCCGCTGCTGGTTGTAGGGAACACTGCGTAGCTCTACCGTCAGTCGCAAACGGCGGCGGGTGAGCGTGAAGCCGTTATCACTAGTGTATTTAGGCACGGTGTGAGCGTACTGCTCCAT